AGTAACGGGGGGAGCCTCTTCGGAAGGTGGTGGGGGTGGTGGGGGAGCTGGCTGTGGGGGAGCTGGTTTCTTTCCAAAGTATTGCTCCAAGGTGAGCATAGCGCCCTCGTATTCAGCCAGCAGTCTAGCGTGCTTTGTTATTTCATCAACCAAACTTGTGTGGTCAGGAACCATCGTGGGGTTGGTGAGCAGCACATCTATGAGTGCCAAAGATTCAACAGCTTTTGCCTGTAAGGTGGCACGTGCTGCCGTATAAAGTTTAATATTCATTTTGATTTTCTCCTTTGATCTTCGATGAATTTTCTAATATCTGAGACTTCATACCATGTGTCATCATTCGGTTCCTCTGGCTCAGACATCAGACGAATGCGTGGGTTGCTACCCACCTTCATAAAACAAATTGCCGGGACTCCTCTGAAATTTAAGATGTTCTCAATCTCGGGATAATCTTCGACATTGAAGGCGTAAAAGTACACTTCGTCATCAAATTCTTCAGACAGTTCCTCGTATCGTTCCTTCAATGAATGACAATAGTGGCAGCCGTTGCTGTAGAATTTGACTGCAAGGGCGGCTTCCTCTTTTATTTTGCCTGACAAAAGTATTTGCAGGGCCTTCTTGCTCAACCTTTCAGCCATTCTTGTCTCCCTGTTTTTCAGAACCGGTATAGGCTCGCTCGACTTCTTCTGTATCAAGGCCCAATGTCTTTAGGACGCTGGTTACCTCCTCGGTAATATCCTCGGAGTCCGGCACTTCCCAGACATCATGTGTCTGGATAGGTGTTAGTAGCCTACTGATCAGTGACTTTTTCAATTTCTTGCTCATGGTTTTTTAATACCTCCTTTGTTGTTTCAATGCATTCAGGGCAGAAGAGACGAACCGCCTCTTGTTTTACCACCACATTCCAAGAGAATACCATATCTCGGTCCTTCTTGTCAAATGATTTCTGACAAGCGCTACACTGCTCGGGAAGCTTCCCAAACAACTGGACCTGATCGGCCATTGCTTGTTCGGCATCGCCGGAGCGGCGCTTGCGCTCTACGTCTCTTCGGTGCTTCCTACTCATTTAACAAGCATCACTCCCAATTGTGGCATGTCTCGCTGTGCCTTTTCCTTCTTAAATACTATCACGGCGGACGGAAATGGGGCACTGTTTTCCCCGTTGCCAAACTTAAGCCTCCCTTTCACAAAGTAGATCGCGTGAGCCTTCATGACATAATCATGCCAGTACCGTGTGTCAGTGCGGGCTGGGATAAGTGCAACCACCATGGTTTCTTCCTTCTGGCCTTCTTCGTACGCCTTTTTAATCCAGTGCTTGATCACTCGGCCATAAGGAGGGTTCATAAACACCTTATTTCCTGACCAATCTTGCTTGAGGCCATCCTCTGTTTCCGTAAACCTATTCTTAACCTTATAATTCGAATCATTAGTGCAGGGGTCTAGTGTAAATTCTCCAAACGTTGCTTCCAACTGGTCGAAGAAGTGTTGGGGTGTTGCCCACTCTAATGATTTAGAGCTGAACATTGCATCTTGTGTTGCCTTATCCATTATCCCACCTTCTTGTAGTCGCGCTTCATGAAATCCCACTCGTAGGCTTCGGTCTCATCGCGGTCCATCTGTTTCACAAACATTACATGAGTTGGTTGGGGCATTCCTGCACCCACAACATTCACGTTGTTGTTCCACGCAGTCAATTGCTTGATTGCGCTCTGTCGATATTGTTTGACAGTCTCGGTAGACGTCACGGTCGCATCAATAGTTTTGCCGGCGCGCAATACTAGGATGCCAAACTTGCGAACGGGCGTCCATTGCCCCTTCGCATACCAGTGTCCAATCAGCTTCTCGCGAATCTTGCCGTGTCGAGTAGAGCAGCTAATCTTGAACAGGTCATCTTCGGGTTCGGTCCAGTTTGTATCGGGCCAGTACTTCTGTAGATTCTTCTCAATTTGGTCATCATCTGGCATCGGCAGTGAGGCGCCTCGGTGGTCTGCGAATGCGGCATTGATAATGCGCCCCCTGTAGCGACTCTGACTTTCGTGGCCAAAGTCTGGTGAGACCTCATTGACGAGCCATTCGCTAGCCCATTCTTTAATTTGAGGGAGTTCCCACTTGATTGCGAGCGGATTCACTTCACACTCTAACTCATACGCAGTCTCAAGCTGGCATGGATAATCAATAATGGCCACCTCATCGCGCACCGTGTTCTGCTGTTTGTTCCCCATGCGAGCTAGCCGGTGAGCTACAGCGCGCTTCTGGGAGTCCTTCATGCTCGGCGTGCCAATCAACACAACATCACAGCGTGAAGTGAGGCCTTCGCTGATTGCCTTTTCGTGGGCGCGAATACGCTTGTTGCCCACAAAGACAAAGACTTCTCCATTGGACATCCTCATCCCAATAAGAATGCGTTGGGGTGCCTTCTTGAGGACATAGAACTCTTGATAATAGTCCTTGATTCCCTGCTCGTTGTTCGCTCGGGTCTGGAAGAACTTGTAGTGTGGGGATGTTCGGGCGCCCAATTTGTCACAATCGTATCCAGCCAGAATCTCTATCTCGTAGTTCCCTTCTTCGATTTCTTGCCATACCTTGCGCTGGCGGTCGTCAGTATCAACCGAGGGATCATTATAACCCAGCTTGTTGATGTGGTTTAGCGCTTCTACATAATAGCGCTGGTCTTTTACTTCATTTAACATTTACTTTCCTTTTGTGTTTGTGTTATTTGTATTGTTATCGGTGCTTCCGAGGGCACCGTCACCTCGATTACTAATGGTCATTGGGTAATCATATAGGTTTCCCACAGTCTCTTGCGGCCTAAAATGTACAACCGGGAGAAGAACTACCTGTGCAATTTTATCGCCGGGCTGGACGTCCTGTGGCTCTCGACCCACGTTGTGTAGGTTGATGAAGACCTCGCCTTCGTAGCCCGAGTCGATTACACATGCACCAACAAGTAGGCTTTTCTTAGCGGCATTGCCTGAACGGTTCTTTACCTCCAGCATGTAGCCATGTGGCACACCAAACTTAAGGCCCGTCGGCAAGATAACCGAGTCGCCGGGTACGACGCTAACGGGTTCACGAATGTCTCCCCACTGCGGGGAATAGAACACGTCCAAACCAGCATCCGAGGGATTAGCTCGGTCAGGAGTGTGTACATCTTCGTGAGTCTTTTGATATTCTAAGATCATTACTCTTCACCCTCCTTAGCGTCAGTGCCGGAAAAAGTATTGAAGTTATCTACAATCTCATCAATATCATATTTTCCCTGAAACAATCTAAACGCCTTTACCGCTGACCGGATCTCGTCTGCGCTGAGCCATGAGTTCTCCTTGAACTCTTGGCGCAGATCGCGCTTCTGCTCCTTGTATGGTTCCATAGCTTCTTCAATAGCTTTAAGTGAACGGATGTATTCCTTCACGTAACGCTTCTTCTCTTCATGTGTGTTGGCCATTAAGCCCTCCTTTATTCTTTATTATAATAACAAACTTGAAGCCGAATGTCAATAGTTTTTTATAAAATTCTTTCGCCGAATAGCTGAAAAATAAACTGTTTGACGAGGTTATCCTTATCCACGATGTCATCTCGCTCGGCGAACATGTAGTTGTAGCTTTGCATTTGTGTTGTGATGAGATTTTGTAGTACATCTATCTCTCTTTTCATCCACTTCAGCTGCTGCCGGTAGTTTTTTGGTAACGGCACTTTGAGCTTCTCTGCATAATCTATCAACAGAAAGTATTGAGATTCTTCAAGTGCTGTCTTAGCTTTGGTAAACATAATCTCGTATTCTTTCTTTTCTTCATCAGTTAAATCTGCAGTTGCTACTTTATCTGGGTGGAGCTTTTGTGCCAATTTCTTAAATAGCTTAGTAAAAACCTCGTGCATTTCTTTTTCATCTGCACTGGTGGTGGAGTCTTTTGTCCCCACCTCGGGTTGTTCTGAGCCGGCTTCGCCGTCATATAATATTATCTCTGTCGAGCCGGCGTAATCTGATGTCTTTCTTTTGTTTGTTTCGCGGAGATGTTCAGCGTGTTCTGCGAAAGCTTTATCTCGATGGGCGGCGCTTCCTCTGTTGAGTTCTTCAATGTCTACTTTGTGTCTTTTACAAAAATCTTCATAGTGTGCCTGAAATTCAGGCGCCATCTCTTCACTAATTTGTTGTACGATCCCCAACTCTTCGTGCATGTAGCGCAATTGGTTGACGATCTTACGCCATTTAAGTTTCTGGGAAGCTGACACATCGATTACCTCGCTGTACTAACTATGTCCTACTTGAAGTCAAACTTAACACTGGCAGTAATTTTTAATGCCGGGATGTGTGCATGGTTAACAAGATTGTGCCGGCGGGCCTCATCAATGTCAAGAAACCAGTCGGCATGACCCTTCTCGTGGACAGCGTCTAAGAAGTAATTCTTATGATGGCCACAATTCTCAGCCATCATCTGATAAACCTTTTTATTGAGGCGGTCGACTTCTTCAGCATCGGCTTTGATCTCTTCAACTTTCCCCCACCCCATTGAGCTAACATCGTGAATCATTAATGTAGCGTCGGGATCCATATAACGATGACCTTCGCTACCAAAGCTGAATAAGATGGCGCCGCATGACATAGCTTTCCCCTGTACAATAGTAGCCACTGGTATATTGGAGTGTTTGATGTCAGAAATCATGGACATCAAACTATACACTTGGCCACCGTAACTATCGATTATAATAGGGACAATCGGCTGGCCCGTATTCTGGGCCTTCGACATTTTAGTGCTGAACTCGTTCGCAGCACTCTCATCAAACTTTCTAACTCTAATGACCATCGGAAGGTCATCAATTAGCTCTTTCTCTTTTAAGAGCGGACTAAAGAATTTCATTACTTTCATGTTGTTTACCCCAGTTGTTTAAACGACTTTCCTACGGCATAGGTGGAGAATCCCCACTGTTCATCGTATTTCAGACGTGCCATATATGGTCGGTTTAAGTATATACGATCCTTCTCGGGTTTAATACCCCAACATCTAATCTTTGTTGACTGATTGTTTGAATCGATGACCTCTACGATCCAGTAAAGCTTACCGTTCTTCGTCTTCTTTGGTATGATCTTGCGAGGAATAAACCAGCACAAGAAAAGATCCGGGTCAAACTCAGAGATAGGTGGAACACCCTTCTCCTTGAGACGTTCGACTGTGGCCTGTTTGATCACCAAGTTAAGCGGGAAAACGCCAGTTAAATCTGACTTAAACTGGATGATCTCCTCCTCACTAAAGTCTCCCTCTGGCCTGAATGTCTCGATGTTATCGCCGAAGCGCTTAAGGTTCTTGGGCCTGTCTACAATACATGCAGACCAAAAATGTTTACGACCAGTAAACCGATCATCTACAATGTGATCCAGCGCGCCGGCGCGACACATGGCATCCAACGCCTTCTTATTGAGTTTGCTATAAACTACCTCTTCTCGGAACAAAAGATCCTCGGCGTTCGTGAACGGGCGATTGTTTAGAATCTGCTCAATGGCCGACATTCCCAAGCCCTTAATGGATGTGAGGGGTTGGATGAGTGTCTTCCCGTCGTCGCTAATTTCCCACACAGTACCAGACTTATTGATGTCCAACGCTGCAATCTCAAAACCAAACTGCTTGGCAATATTAATAGCCTTCTCTTTACGAGTCTCTGGCTCTTTGTCCAAGAATGCTGCCATCCATTCGGCTGGGTAGTAAGTCCAGAGCCAAGCACATTGATAAGAAATCATGCTGTATGAAACGGCATGTGACTTGTTAAAGCCATAGCCCGAGAAGAATTCAAACTTGTTCCACAGGCTAATTGCTGCGTCCTTGTCGATTCCCTTCCCCACACAACCTTCCACAAACTTAATGCGAAGTTTTGTTTTGATGCCACCTTTTCCAGTACCCTTCTTGGTCAGTACTTTGCGAAGCTTGTTTCCTTCGTCAAGCGTAAGGTCGCCCAGCTTGTGGGCTAACAGTGCGATCTGCTCTTGGAAGATTAGGAATCCGAATGTTTCTTCGGTGATCTCTCTATCATCATCTGAAAGGTATTGGATGCGGTGGGGGTGTCCCATTGCTTCAATATACTCCTCATGTACATCGGCCGACAGTGGGCCGGGCCGATAGATGGATGTGATGGCTGAGATATCAATGATATTGTTCGGCTTCACTCTCTTGCAGAAGTTCTGTGCACCTGTCTCAGTGAACTGGAAGATGCCGGCCCACTTTCCTTTATGGAAGGTGTTCTTGTAAACTTTCTTGTCTTCAAGATCAACTACATCAGGATGGATAGTTTCGTCATAGTACCTCTTTACGTCGTTGAACGTCGGATTCTCGACACCGTGATGACGGCGCAGGATGTGCTCAATGCAGCCCTCCATCATCTTAAGTGTTGAAAGCCCAAGCAAATCGAACTTAATGAAGCCCATTGGCTCAAGGTGCCGAACGTTCTGACCCTCGGACCATGGTGTTTGTCGTACCCCGCCGGAGTTAATCAGCGGCATGTAGTTGTCAAGATTCTCAGCAACCACCACTCCACCAGCGTGACGTGAACAACTACGTACCTGACCCACTAAGCCCTCTACGTGAGACTTGACGGCAGGATACTTAGCAAGGTATAACTGCAGCGAAGAAGAGTATTCTATAACTTCTTCCCACGTTGGCACATATACGCCGGCTTTGATGCCGTGCTTCTGCTTGGCAAACGGCGTAGCTTCCCGCATCATAACGCTAGTGACGGTGTTGGCTTCTGTAAAGGGAACGCCATAAAGCTTAGAGATATCCTTGATCAACGAACGAAGCTGCAGAGTGTTCCAGTTGGAAATCGGAGCTACTGTATCTTCTCCCCACATGTCGACCAGCTTCTCCTTCAACATCATACTGTCTGATACATCATAATCGATATCAGGATAGTCGGTGGCGTCGGAACGCAAGAACCGAGAAAACAGTAGATTGTATTTGATCGGATCTATCTGTGTGATGCCAAGTGCGTACGCTACCAGTGAGCCGGCGGCTGAACCTCGGCCGGGACCTGCGAGCATCATACTATTCGCCACATCAGAGATTGCTTTCATTGTCAGGAAGTATTTGCTGAATCCTCGGTCATCGATGACATGCAACTCATGGTTGAGGCGATCCATATACTCTTGATTTTCGTGCAGCCCTGCCTCTCTCAAGCCTTCTAATGAAAGATTGATCAAAGCCTCGGTGTCTGTAAATCCAGCCGGCACCACAAACGATGGCAAGCGCACAGTATTGTCAGGCAAGAACCTGTCGATGCGCTCATGGGCAATCTTATGTGTCTGTTCGATTGAATCGAGAACAAGTTGATCATCATAATCATATCCCTCGGAGTACTTCTTGTAGCTCTCCCACATCTGGTCGCCGTTCTTGGGATACAATTCGTATCCAATCTCATCTACATCGACTGGAAGTTCATTATCCTTAGCCCACTCTGGGGCGCCCTTACCAAGCCAGCCTAAGCGCTTGTAAAGCTCACGGTCCTTCCAAGCGTCGGGGTTGGGGTAGTGGCTATCGGCTGTAGAGATCATACCGACACCAAATTCTTTGGCAACAGTAATAATGTGCTGGTTAAGCGCATGTTGTTCTGGGATGTTATTCCATTGCAGTTCTGCATACCAACGATCCCCAAAGATGTCTACCATCTTCTCGGTCGTCTCGCGCATTGCGTCGAGTACTGCGGGTTCTCCGGAGTCGCGGTTCTCCCAGTAGTTACCCGCATACACACCGCCAAGACAAGCGGACGCGGCGATGATGCCTTCGTTATACTTCTTAAGCAACGCATAATCAATGCGCGGATATCGGTAATAGTTCTCCGGCTGGTATGACTCGGAGATGAGCTTGAACAGATTGTTGAGACCGGTCTGATTTTGAACCAGAAGAATCAGGTGGCGGCGCCGGCGCAATAGATCTTGTACCCGCTTGCTGTCACCCTCGTTCTCAACAGTTGCCCCAGACTGTTCATCTTTCTTCGCGCTTCTGGCGCGCTTCTTATCTTCCATGACGGTAGTGTACTCGTCACGCCACTCATCGAGAGACGGCAAGAAATATGCTTCACACCCAAAGATAGGCTTGAATTCCTTACCCTCCTCTTGCATCTTACGCGCATGTAAGACTTGATACGCTAACCCATTCATGTTCCCATGATCGGTCAGTGCCAGTGCGTCACCCCCATTCTCATAAGCGTAATCCATGTGTGCTTGGGGATACCCCAGTGCGTCGAAAATAGAACCCGCCACGCTATGCGCATGCAGGCCTACAAATTTAATCTTGGATGTGGTTCTATCCAAAATACCCTCCTGTTTTATTTACTCTACTAATGTAGCATGTTTGTGGGGTCCTGTCAACCCCTTATATGGTTTTTCTATAACTTTCTCGGAACCGAGGAATGCCCTATAGCCTTCCCAAGTAGACATGTCATAGGCCCACTCCAATTCAACAGAGTGGGAATCGACTTCGCTTACTTCGCTAAAAACCTGATTGAAATTGAAGTTTTTTGCGGACCACCTCTCCGCTAGAGGGAGGCGTTTTGATGGGTACTTTTCTCCCGGGGATGGTGGTAAAAACTCCCGCGTTGTTAGTTGGTTTATTTTTCTTCGACATTGTATAAAATCTTCTCCTGTCATTGTGAACGACAAAGGTAATTGCCCTTTCACGTTCTTGTCGTTATAAGTTAAAAAGAAATTAACCTTTGGATTGGCAATCTCTCTTCTGTATTCTCGCAATGAATAAATGTCATGTGCACTCATGGGAAACGAAACAAAATACTTCTCTGGGACGAGCCATTTAGATATCTTGTTTGCTACCCACCATGCTGAATTCACTCCATGTAGAACTGACCACCCGTAAGAATCACGGCGGTCGTGGTCACGATAATTAATCGGTACGTAATAAATAGGTATCTCTCGCCGTACTTCTTTGTAGAATTTAATTTTTGTTCGATTATAATAAACGGGATCTTGTACCCAGTCCCCTACACACTTGCGGATAATTGGAGCCAGATCTTGGTTGGCCACGATCCATATGGTCTTGCAACCGGCGATGGCACATTCAAAAACAGACTTTTGAATAGCTGTGAACCCCTTATCAACTGGCAGCATACAAGACGGCAAGTCTAAGTTGTGTTCTGTAGTCATGTTGGCTAAGGGGATAATCCCGGCGACGTGTCTTCTCTGGCTCACAAAACCCTCAAAAGTCTATCGTAGGCCACACTAGCCGATGATAGATTTTTGTATAGACTGTGTTCAGTGTATCTTGGAATCTCGACATAGCTCTGTGACGATTCAATCTTCTCATTGTCTTTTTGCGCTCCTCGCGCGATGTGTGTTGTTCTAAATTTATAGTGTTTGGGCTTTCCATTTGGTCCGTATCCATTAAATTTTCCTTTCATCCCTCGATTCTCCATCTCGTGGATCATCTTGAATCTTGCCATGGTTTCTGAGTAATCGAAATCTGTCAACTGTTCAGCCGTCAAGCGTGATACCACACAAGCGTCTTTAACAGGACTATTGCCATCAATTCTATCAGAAGAATAGAACCATATGGTCCCAACGAAATCATCTTTAGTTTTAATGAAGTCAACATCGTGCTTCCCTCCTCGATTGAATGCTATCCAATCATAACATATATAGGTGCGCCTGTCAATAGGCTTTTCATTTAAAAGTTTGTGACAATTTTTGTCACCGAAGTAATAGCAGTGGTTAAAATTAACTTCAGCTATCTTGGAGTATTCGTCTGAGAAGATAATAGAAGAGCCGGTGTAGCGCATCGACCGGCAAAGTGCGGCAAGGGGGGCCTTACCAAAATAGGAAAGAATGAACATCAGTCGTTCCCATAGTATTTCTTTGGGTAGTCCAACTTTTATTTCTCCAGCTATTGACTTTAAGACTCTCTCCTCATTCTCCAAGTTCAAATCAGATAAGTCCAATGACGGATCAACAAAGTCGAACCGAAATGGTCGTTCAGCCTCNGAAAAGAAAACCGGCAGTTGATTGTTNAAAGCAAACATTAATGCTTCAAGCGAGCTACCGATCACTATCTTNTCATAATCAAGAATCACTCTTCGTTCTTAATATCTTGAATTAGCTGGTGAATATCCAAGCCGGCACAATCAATCTTTCGTTTGCTACAGTGGTAGTGGCTGACGATACCTTGGTACTTTCCGTACACTACGTCTTGCACATATTTCGTAGACGTCTTGTCAAACTGGCTTAAGGGGGTTTGCATCTCTACGTTGGTGGCCTTGTCGATTGCTACCCACAAAGCTTTAGCTGCCTCAATTTGGGCTGGGTAGAAGTCCAAGAAGGGGTCAAGTTTTGTCCCATGAACCCATGCATCGTCGATGGTTGCGCGCTCTCCATGACCATTCCTTACGTACCAATCTTGATACTTGGGGTAATAGGCATTTGAAATTTCTACACCCACTGAGGACCTATTAACGCGGCTTGTGCCGGCATGCCAAGCACCGTGCTGCATGTCCATCGTCTGGTAGATGGTCCCGTCGTTATCAATCAAGAAATGCACAGAGATGCCGCGGCGATTTAAGACACTGTTGCATGCATGTGAATTTAAACAAACGTCCCAGTGGTTAACAAAAAGTCTAATGCCGCGCTGTGGTCGGCCAGAATAGTCATAGTAGTTACCTGCCTTGGCTGCTAACCCACCTTTCTCAGTCCACAAAACAACTTTGTCCCACTCGATAGGAACAAACGAGCTATTGTATACGAGATAGTTAGAGTATTGACAGTCCACTGGTTTGTGTTGATCTATCTCTGACTGTCTTTCGGTCCAGATGCGTCGGAACGTGGCTGGGCCACACAAGCCGTCACCAGTCAAACCATGCGCCTTCTGCCATTTTTTGACGGCGCGTACTAATTTGTCGTCGAAATGTCTTTCGCCAAACCAAGATGGGTTCCAACCCAATTGTGTCGCCGATGACTGATTATAGAAGTCTTTGTCCATATGCTATTGTTCTCCTTTAGATTATGCCCACTACATAATTATCTAGAATCACAGTAATCTTCTCATTATTTATTCGAATTTCTTCTATCATGCCCTGATCAATGATTATTTTCGTGTCGCGGCGCAAGGAACTATCGAACCTGACATCGGGAGACCAGCTAATCACACGTGCTGGTGCATACCTTTCTTTTACGGGGGCATAGTCTTCAGGGAGCACTATTCCCGACGCTGTAGTGTCGGTTTCTTCGACCTCTTCAGCCTCTACTACCACTTGTATATATCTATTTACTGGTCTAAACATTTCCTATCTCCTTTTCGATTAGTTTACGGTGTATATCATATTCACTCTCGGTGAGAAAAATATCCTCGCGAGACTGACATCTCTTGCAATACATTGTTATATTAACGTTTTTGCCGGCGGTGGCTGTGCCGTCTCCAACAGGAAGCCAGTAGCACTCGTTGTTGTTTCCATGACAACGCGTACGTTGCTGACGCTCATCCAGCAGGTGATTAAAATTCATTTTTACCTCTTGTTAAATGGTACAAGTATCATTTGTACAAAATTTGCTGCCAGTGCCACCCTCGTCATAATCAAAACGATGGATAGGTGACACAAGCTTAATTCTTTTTTCGTATTCCTCTTTCGTAATTGGTTCGTATGGGGCCTGTTCATAGCCTGTCTCTTCATACTTCAAGAACGAAACTGCCTTCAGTCGAGTCTCGTACATTTCTAATGCACTTTTCAACTGAGAAGCTTCGTCAGAATTAAATGTAACTGTCACGGAAACCGAGTTATCCGCCCAGTAATGCTGATACTGTGCAGCAATTTCTAGTTGTTCCCATATAGATACGTCTTTCTTGCCTTTCTGGTAGTAAGGCTCTTGTACTGGGAATTCCACACAAACAGTGTTCGGAGAATACTTGTCATCCTCAATAGTATAGCCGGCTTCACGTAGCGTAGGTAGCAGCTTCGAATCTTTGCCAAATCTAATCCGGCGAATATAATATTCGTTCTCTGGAAAGTGAATACCCGGTGAAGAGCCATTAAGTAGGGATACAGTGCCTGAAGGCTTTATCGAAGTTGTCCTAATAGACTTGGGTATGCAAAGCCAATTGGAATATTCTTCATCCAGCGTTTGAACATGGGTATACGCGCGATCACACCAGTTGTACATTTCGCGGCGGCCAAACTTGTTAAAAGCCTGTACTACGCCAGACTGAGATAGACCGATACGTCTATTTTTGAGCATTTTGGCATTAGTCTCGGGCCAGTGCGTGTTGGATAGTGTAATTGTTTTACCATATAGATAGGCGATCTTCAATGTGCGCTTATAATCTTCATAGTCTTCGTGCTTGGCGGGGAATGTTTCAACTAAGCAGCACAGCTCGGCGTCTTCTAATTGCTGCTCGACGCAAGGGTTAAAGCCAGCAACATTAACGTCATCCAAACGCTCGCCATCCTTAAATCGGCCGCGGGTTCGTGCATTGTCCAGCCAAATATAGCCGGGCTCTCCGTTGTTCATGCTTTGTTCGGCATGCCATTCATAATCCATGCCCACCTTAGCATTGAAAGAGTTGTTCGAACCCCAACGATGGTGGTAGAGCTTTTCTTGATCATTCTTCATCTCAAGATACTGCCGATCATCATGGCGGCCCATAGCCAACGCGGCGGAGCGCCGGACGTTCCCGGCCACAACGCAACGACCAATCAGGTTTTCTGTATCCACAATATCAACCGATGTAATCGATTCGCCAAGTTTGTCAGAGTATAACTCAGTAAGGTTTTTGTGCAACTCCTTGAGGGGGCCGGCGCCGCTTGAGGTTCCCCCGAAACCATGAATTAGGGCGCCTTCAGGACGAATCGCAGAATAGTCAAATCTAGGAATTTTTTGGCCGAAAAAAAATCCGTCCAATAGCATATGAACCGAATTTACCCACCCCTCTCGGGAGTCATCAATCACATGAATGTCTTTGGTGTACTCAGGCTCACAGATGGTGATGCTTCCGGCACCCTCGGTGTCAAATCCGACGCCAATGCCCACCATGAGGGCATCCATCATCCATGCAAACAGATAGCCTCCCTTGGTCGGAAGGTCTCGGGTGGAGCGGAAGGCACAATTAAAAAGGCCGGCTGCAGTGCGCTCTTCAACAAACTTGGTGCCCATCATCCAGAGCCCTCGGCCCGGAGGTGTCCACTTTAAATTGAACAAGCGCTCATATGCTTCTTTGGCGGTCGCCTGCGCTTTGGCGTCGATCCACTCTAAGCCCAGCATGAATACATGCTGCTTTTGCATGTTAAACATGCCTTCGATTACTCGGCGGCATGTCTGCCACCACTCTTCTGAACCAGTAGCCTCTGGATCAAACTCGCTTAGTCGACGGGAATAGGTACGTTTAAATGTTATATATCCAAGGGGACCCCATGGGACCTTTTGGATTTTATACGGCTCAATAAATGTGTCCGACAGTCTAAATCGGCGAATGTTTTCTAGTGTTCTCATAAAGCTTTCTATCTCCCTTTCTTTCTAAGCTTGGTGTATTTTTCCTTCAGCAAATCTCGCTGCATTGACGAGTCCAAAGTTACCGGATTTAAGGGCACCTTGCCGTTCTGTATGTGTGGATTGTTCTGTGGCAATATTCTAATATTGACATTGGATGTATCCATGTGAATGGGATATATAATCCCATCCGGGCCATTTCTGTTCTTGGCTATGAAAATCTTTCCTAAGTTCTTTTGTTTGTCTTCAATGGTACGGGACACAGAGAAGATAAAGTCAGCAACGAAACACTTGTTAAAGGCTTCGGAGATCTGTTCCATTGTGATAACTTCAGCATTCAAACCGGATCGATTTGTCTGTGATGCGGTCCAAATAGGACATTGAAATTCTGTGGAGATCGCGCGCAACTCTTCGTAGATGGATTCCAGCTCGTTTCTCTTTTCTTTCCTGACTGTTACCGGGCGCAATAGATCTCCATAGTCTACGATTATCATACCGGGCTTAATCCCCCTCTTAACGAGGCGCGAGAGATGCGACCGGATTGTGTTTGTGGACGCAGACTTCGTGGGGTATTCTTTAATAATTAGAGAACCATCAAGGTTCTTGACTTCTTCATATATCTCTTCTTTGAAATTAATGATGTCTGATAGCGGATAACCGGTGAGGCAACTGTCATACCTGTTAGCAATGACTGTATCTTGTAACTCCAAGGTATAATGGACTACCGTCTTCCCTTCTCGCATTGCCTCTGTTCCAAGGTGCACCAGCACCATTGACTTGCCGGCGCCGGTGGGCGCAATAACAACGCCAAGCTCGCTCTTGCCTAAACCACCGCCTTGGATCCGATCCATATCTGCCCAGCCAGTGCTCACAGGGCGTCGATGCTTAGGTACAAATCGCTTTTCAAAGTCTGCTATATAATCGTAGCCAAAGTTGTTTTCCGAACCAAGCTTTAGTGCGTTGTTGATAACACTAGAGATTTCATCAAACGAACAATTCTGGAGTAGACCTACTGATTTCAGCATGGCCTCTTTAAGTTTCTGCTTCCGGCAGAAGTCTAAAGACTGCTCTTTGATATACTCTATGTCGGTTAGCTCGTGGGTGTGAATGCGGTGGAAGTATTCTCGCAATTGCTTCTGTACCACCTCATCTTCGTGACCAATGTCTGTCTGGACAATTGTCATCATAACTTCAACAGATGGGTGCTTGTTGTACTTGGCTCGGTAAGTAACGATCTTATGTACAAATGCCCTCAAGTACTGCAGGTCTATAAAGTTTATATCCAGAACCTCTGTAATCTGATCTGCAAAAGGTCTGTCCTCAAAAATTAGTTGTACTAATCCTTCTTGGAAAGTCTTTCCATACCTGCTAAAATTGACGTTTTCCGCCGTTGCTATCATTTTGCCCCTCTTAATAATTTATTATACAACATTCGCCGGTGGAATGTCAACCTTCTTGTGTGTTATTATACACGATTCGATTCAAATTGGTACGTAAATCTTCCCAATTTAATTCACCGAAGCCATCTTCTCTCATCATCCCAATAATCTCAGTCTTATTGAAGGTGTATTCAAAGTTTTGTATGGCATTTTTGACTACCATTTTTGACTGGATTGACATCGTGGGTGCGTATAGTTGCATCATCTTATAATTATGTTCAATTACCCCCTTTCCCTCAACAATATTAGAAAAGAATTTTAATTTACTGTTAGTTTTTTCGCAAAAGTCAATAACCTCTTGGATTGTATAGGTTTTCTCTGCAGACAAAAAATTGAGCCTTTTTGCTACTGTAGCAAAGCCAGCGCCACGAATACCCGGTAGGTTATCCGACGCATCACCGATGATTGCTCGGGCTAATGCCATGTTGGTGGGGTGGACCCCTGTCTGCTCAACGATCCTCTGCTTGTTTAGGACTTCTTTTTGAGTTGGCCGGTAGAGAACAGTCTCATCGTCGCAGAGCTGCATGAAGTCTTTATCATTGGATACAATAATTTTTTGCCATCCCTTATAGTGCTCCATCTGTGTGAGATAAGCGATCACATCATCGGCTTCAATCTCTGGAATGATCGTTTGCACAATCGGCATTTGATTCAGATATTCCATCGCTCTCACCTGCTGCCAAGTTTTGTTTTCTAGTACCTCGCTTTCTGTCAGGTTGTTGAACGCCCTGTTGAGCCGCAAAGGCTTACGGCCGGCCTTGTAGTTCTTGTCCATGAGCTTGCGCTTGGCGGATCCGTTAGGTCCATCCCAACATATGATAATATTATCAGGACTAGCTTCACGGACATGCTTCTGAAGAATCTTAATGAACCCCTTGATCCCCCCGATTGGTTGTCCGTTGGACGACAGTGAGGGATCTACAATATATGCCCTCAAGTATGCATTTAACGCATCAAAAATTAGTACTCTTTTCATTTAAGCAGCTCTCTCCTTTGTAATATCGCGATAACGCAACAGTGCTTGTTCTTTGTGTTTGGCTTCGATCATGATGTCGAGGTCGTGGCCGTAGTCTGAGAACTCATTGACAATGAGATCTGAATGGGCCTGTGGTTTAATCTTGGGGTTGCCGTGCTCGACTGAACGAGACTCTGCGTAGTGCACAACTGGCTTGATGTCGCCCCACGTAGACAGGGCAAGCTCAAGTGCTTCTTGCTCGGACTGGCCGCCGGGGTGCAGCATGTGGTGGTGATAGTCGAACACAATAGGAATGCCAATGCGCTTGTAGACACTGTCGTACAATTCTTTGGTAGAGTATAGCGAAGCCTTGTCATCGTTCTCGACAGTCAAGCGAGATTGAACGGCTGGTGATAGGCGTTCGAAGTTGCGACAGAAGTTGTCGAGAGCGAACGGCTTGTCACCGTAGGCGGCACCAACATGAATATTTAGCTTGGCATACGGCGTACGTGGCAAGCCGATAAGATCGAACAATTCTGCGTGTACAGACAAGTCGGTCTTGGTAAGCTGGAACACACGCTCTTTGGGTGATGCAAGCTTGTTGAAGGGGCCCGGATGTGATGTGAGGCGCATGTTGTGCTTGCGGGCAAAGTTGCCGGCTGACAATGCAGCGGCGTGAATGGCGCCGAAATTGGGCATGTCTATCAGCTTATACTCGCTGGCCCATGGCAGGATATCAGACGACAAACGATAAAAGTAAATGTCGTTGGCAAGATTCCACTCTAAGATCTTGCGTAGATCGCGTAGATTCTGTAACGCAAGCTCGGAAGCGTAGGCAATGCCACGTTCCTTGAACGTGCGCTTGATCATAGTACGGTTAGTGGTGATGCGTTTGGACTTGGGCAACGACGAAAATTCGTGGTTGATACAAGCGTAGCCGTAATTTCTCATAAGGTATAGCTCCGGGCAATTGATGGACAGAAAAATCTCCTGACCGATTATTAGTATAGCCGATCAGGAGGTTAAAGTCAACAACTATCTTTCAGATTCTGTAATTAATTTCCCATCGTTATTCATTTAGGGGGACTGTCAAATCTTCAGGGTCAGCATAGAAAGCATCAGCGCTTCCTTCCCGACGATGAAACTTTTGTACAATCTCCTCATCCATTAGACGCACAATGTGCTCTTTAAATTCGGCATCAGATGTAATTATCTGCGTCCACTTAGACGGCTGAAATTTCTTGGTGTATCCATCTGGCATTGTCAGAGTATACCATGCGCCGGCAGAGGTTAAACATTCGGAACCCTTAATCGCATCGAACCAGCTTTCTTCGTCTCGGATGCCAATCTCATTAGTACCCCACAGAATCCTGAAGGCACACGATCTTCCTTGTGTTCCAAAGCGTGACTTCTCAAGTCTACATTTCACCTCGGAACCAATCCGAAACCCCTTTTCATCCTCGATGAATGCTGACTTGGCCTTGCGACCGGTTAGCCAGATGCGTAGGGAATAGGAATAATGCATAGCCTTACCGCCGGGTGTGGTGTAGGGGGTTGTCATTGCTATAATCCGCGCATTGGGACCTTGGGGAATATTTGTCTTAAGCTGGTTGAGCACCAACAGTGTGGCCTTCTTATCTGCAATCGGGATAACAAGCTTGGACATTCCTTTAGCCAGAATGCGAGCTTTAACAGCCATCGATGATTGCGGATTGAAGTCACCCTCAACGTCCGAAACAGACGGCGTGAATGCAAGGGAGTCCCACACAAACAGAAACTGTTCGTCCGTCGCACCCAGTAATTCTTCAATCGTCTCCAAGACAAACTCGACAGAGGATGCTTGGACATACATTAATCGTGCAAGATCACACCCAGAGCGCTCCAAAAATGCCGGGTCAATGGCAGACTCCGAATCAAAATATACAACCATCTTGCCCTGTTTCTGGGCGTTTGCTGCTACTTGTGCAGCCATATAAGATTTCCCTGTAGATTCCAACCCGGCGATTTCCGTTACCTTCCCAACGGGTATTCCACTAACCTGACCTTTACTGATAATAGAATCAAGCCAGCGCGAGCCGGTTGGGATCCACTCCTTGACCTCAGTAGGGTTATCGCCAGTCAAATCGTGTGCGACATTACGGCCGGCTTTCTTGTTAACTAACTTCAATAGGTCTTGCATATTTACTCGACCTGCTTTTGTGGTGGCTTTCTTAGCCATGTGCTCTCCTATAATTAAAAAATGGCGGCAGACTTTTACCGGTCTGCCAGCGGCTGTTTTTACTCTGCTGTATCAGCAGAGCTAGCGGTGTCGGCCGCAGTGTCTTCATCCTTGTCGCCGCAAGCCATTAACATGGCCACAGCTAGGATTGGTAGGACTATTCTCATCTTCTCTCCTTGAATATGGGGCAGACTATTTTTTACACCGGTCTGCCATCGGCCCCCACACGAGCTACTTATGTTAGTTGCTCATCAGCTCATCGAATGCACGGTCAACATCGCTCTTACCGCTGGCGGGACCGTACTTTGCCGTTTCAGACGAACGGCTCTCTGCGGAACCATCGTTAGAAAGCTGCTCATCGAGGATGGCATTTACCTGTGCTGGGCTGAGACGATCCCAAAGGGAGTCAAAGTCCGGCATGCGATCAAGAAGGGCAGGGATCGCTTCAGGGTCGCCTAACAAAGTAGACGTGTTTCGACGCATCTTAAGACTTGTCTGGGGATAGGCACCCGGTTTAGTGGGCTTTGTGTATGTCAGAGTAATGTCGGTGCCTTCATCAGCATCTGTGATGTCGCCATACTCTGGGTCGAGGATGTATCCAAGAAGCAATTCGTATGCAGTCTTACCGTAGCCGTATACTTTAATCCCTTCGTCCTCGCGACCACGAACTACAACCGGTGAGAAGTAGCGGGTGCGAACGAAAAGGGACTTGGCGAGCTTCTTGCTCTCCTCGTCGTTGTTGTCAACTCCCTCTCGCCATAGCGAGGAAGCAAATTCACAAATTGGGCAGCCCTCTCCAAAGTTGCGCTTTGGACAAAGCACGCCGCCCTTGTGATTTCCCACGTTGTAGTGGAAAAACATTTCCTTCAACGGATCGCCGTCGTTGCTCGGCACAATCCGAATATCGGTGTCGCCCTCGTCGGGCCTGAACCAGACGGAATTTCCTCCGTCCTTGTTTCCTTCTCCGCGAAGGGATGCGAGCTTACGTCGCATAAGTTCCATGTCAATTGTCATTATCTATTTCTCCTTTTTGTTTTTAGATAAAATATAGTATACCAAGCGTTCCTTAGTATCTAATGTAACACACTCAACTTAGCCTGTCAAGTGTTTTCTTGTATTGCGTTAGTTCTGGCAACGCAAAAGCCAAAGTCTCTGCCCGAAGGCGTCTCGTAAATAGCATACGATACATTTCTGAAAGCATTTCTCGGCTTTTCTTTAAGAATGTCAACGTATCGCTTGTGTAGTGAGCCATCTTTAGCAAGTTTTTCCTCATTTATACATAAATAATAGCACACCTCGCGGGGGATGTCAAGCTCAAAGAACCACTTTTCTTGAAGTTTCTGCATATCGACCATACCCATCGTTCTAATACGACAAACTTCAGATGGGGTTGTGGTTATTCCGATTTCAGGCTCGTTGTGATCAAAGTAATTTATGTAGTGTGCACTGGATTGGATCAATGAGTTAAGGGCACCATAATATTGTTTGACCGGCACGTTCTGAAGGGTCTCTTCCATCTTCAGATTAGATATCAATGTCATGCTGTTTAATAGTCCAGAACGAGCGTACTGCTGGAGTATACCAAAGGCGGCGTTCTCCATCAATCGAGGGATCCCAGATAGAAGTTCTATGTCTGGCTTGATATAAAACAAATCTACCTTCTTTCCCTGCAGTTGTTCCAAAACACCCAAAGAATAGTTTGAACTCATGGTGGAACCGATTACGAAGAATTGTACGTGTTCATCTACGTTCTCAAAAAACTTAGATAGATCTGGAATGTCGCTTTCACAGGCCTCGGGTGTCTCCGCAGTCTTCAGCTTGAACTTGTACTTAGACGTACGCTTTACTTTGTCATTAATGCAAAATACATTATACTGCGGCATTTCCTTAAACAATTCTGCAATATTAGATGCGCCGGTGCCCAAGCCAACAATCGTGATCATACCTTTAATTCCTCAAGTTCCAGATAGTTCTTTCCAGCTTGGATGTTTGTCTTAAAATCATCAGTTTCAAAAATATCTTTCATCTTTATTAGTAACTCTCGTTCTTCGTCGCAAAAATCTATGACAACCTCATCGTGAACAATGTGAGAAATAAACGACTTCTTCCCTTGAAGAAACTTGTCGATCTCAACTGCTCGGGTCAGCACGCGGTCAGACGTTGTGCTTTGAATCAAGTAGTTGAGTGCTCGGCGTTCGTCCACCTTGATCTTTCGGTTGTACGGAGTACTAATATACTCCCCATCGTACCACTTGTCAAGCACTTTTTTACGATCATAGTATTTTGTTTTAATCGCATCTGATTCTGGGTTGTAAAGCCATCCAAAAAACAGGGTCTTAGCTGTATCGCGATCCACATCGTTGTTAAATAAGTTCTTTACATTCCAATCGTGTATGTCGACATCAGGTTGATCATGGCCACACAACTGCAGCAGTGTTCTAACCTCTGCACCGTTATAATCCAATGACACAAACCAGTCGTTGTGCGGTTTCACAAGCTTCCGAAATTCTTTCTTCAGAGTAAGTATCGGAAACGAATTTCGGTGTGTTGTTAGGCGCCCTGTGACCGTACCAAAAAGATTGTAATCAATGTAGTATTGCTTTCTCATAAGCTCGTTGGCCTTGTGGCGGCCGGCCGTAGTATGGTACAGTTCCCTACACCCTTCCTTACTAAGCTTGAGATCCTGATATCTGATCTTATGGATCAGTTTTTGAAAGCTGCTAAGTAGCTCATAATTCTCTGGGCGCTCTCGGGTATCAAATACATGTTCCGTAATCTTGTTCTTGACCTCACACATATCCTCTAAGAAGGATGACGGTACTAAATCAAAAAAGCAGTGCTCGCGTAAGTCTATCTTACCGATCTCAAAGGCGCGACGATAGGCAACCAATCGTTTGCGGCACCGTTCCCAGTCATCCTTCAAAGAATCGGGGCAGCTTTGTTCCAGCGAAGCGCCGCTAGCATACAGCCACGCATATTCAATATTGGACTCGTTGATAGAACCGGTATATCTCCATGTTCTCGTCAGGCTCTGTGGGATCTTGTCGAAGTGTAAGTTACCATCTACATATACACCCACGCACTCGCTTTTGTCGTCAAGAGTCTGAAAATACACTTATCCCTCCCGTGGGATTTGTCCGTATGCCGCCCATGTTTGGGTCGACGCGGCTTCAACTTCTTTCTCGGCGTCAGAAAGTTTCTGCCAGTTACTATAATAGCTCAAAGAGCCAGCATAGTCAAATGTTTTATTTAAAATTATTTCAAATCTGCCGATGGCCAACGACCGGTTCCGGCTGCGGGTCAACTCTATCACATCATCGATAAGCAATTGGCGCTCGTTTTCAGTATGAGTGCTCTCTTCTTCTTCAAAGCGTATTTTACAATATAAGGATAAGAAATGGCTATCTTTATAGAACTCTTTTAACTTCTTTGGGCTGCCATATTTATTTGGAAGCCTTTGCTTAGTCAGTACAACACCATTACATTCTTCGGCATACATGATTACTGCCGGCGTGCTTTTGTTATACATGTTATAAAGCTGAGTGGCGAAAGTTTTGGAGGAGCGAGAGGACACCGCTTGATAGCACTGTGTAAGGATGTCATCCGTACTATTCATATCATAAGCGGCCGCATACCGTACCATAGCCGGGGCGCCAATGTCCGCCACCAAGCGCCATGGAATCATTTTGTCGATCATGAAGCCATACGTGGCTGCTGTGTTGACAAAAAAATCCCAGTTTTTGCTTTTAAGAAATTGCGACACTTTTACTTCATCATCGGAAGCGTTTAAATCGGCTATCTCTATTACCAGTCCGGATACATTAATCGGGCACCGGCGACTTTTAACAAACCCGGCGTAAGTTATGGGCGACGATAAGCCGGTCAATCTTGCTGCTTCAGTAATTTCGTTTTCAAATTGATCAAAGTTCTCTAATGGTTTTAGCGGATCTGAATTAACATTGGCTTTGAAAAGGGCTAAGTACCTAACCATATATTGTTGATATTTGAGAATGGGATTCTCAAAAGCACGATATGCTTTCAATCTAGATAAGAAAGGATCGTTGATGTTAATCTTGCCTTCCATGGCACACTTTTCAAACTGCGCTGCCATGGCATTAAAGGCATCCACTACAAAATTTATGGCGCGCAAGTTCTTTTCTTGTGATTGTGCGGCCGAAATAGTTTTAAGGTGGCGTTGCTGGCGCGGCTTTGACATTGCAATTGGTACGAATTTACGATTAACGCGGCCATAGAGAAGTTTTTCTGCTAAAAAATCCGTCATAGCTTTGGCCGGCGGATTAGTAGTGCCGCTAGTTTGGGGGAGGCCGGCCTCTCGTGCATAGATCAGGCGCTTGTTAAACAACTGACGGGCGCCCTCGGCGTTAGCTTTTACATATTTTTCTGACATATTGTGGCTCCTTGCAAATAACTACTCTACGATGGCTTTTTGGTTCCGTCGTCTTTTTCTTTTTTGTCGTTGATTCCGAAGGGATCATAACTCATTATCATATCTCCAATCCCAAGGCTGGCCAGAAGGCCTTGATCCATCGCAGCAGTCTTGCGCTCGCCACCGCCGCTATAACATTTCCCTTTCTTTTCTTTCGGCTTCTCGTCTGCTTTACCTTTTTCCTCTATGTTTTTCTCTACTTCAGCAACCCACTTAGCTGATATCTCGGTTTCTGCAATGCCGGGGCCTATAGTGTGTGACGACCGAATAATCATATAGTAACCCCCAACGCCCATCCGTGTCAAGTCTGTTGATGAGGCGCCCGGATCAAACCCGCGGGGCTCAACGTAAATGTAGCTACCCGGATATGCATTGACATCTAAATATGTCTTAATCTTCGCGTCATAGAGAACTCGAAGCTGTGCAAGACCGTCGTAACCCTCTTGTTCAAAACGAACCTCGGCTAAGCCGGGAGAGTCTGTTTTTTCTAACTGAATAGTCTTCACGATTCCCCGGTCTTTGCCGATCTGATAGTGCCATAAACCTCTGTCATGATCGCCTAATATCTCTACACCTTCACTATCATAGCATTTGTGTTTCTTGCCACCTTTACAGCCGGTCATTAAATCTGTTGGCTGTGTTCGGGCGGCGTAGAAGACCATGAAATGGGTTTCATCTTTCACATCTTTGCTGGACACTGGAGAGCCCCTTTCGCCGAAGACGTCTAAGACCGGCAGTTGTTCTCCACTATAATTTGTGATATCTAAACGTGATGCGGACCCCATAGCTGCTGTGATATTGTCTAAGGGTGCTTTCTTTTTATAGGAAGTGATCGCAGCTTGGCCAAGGCGTGTCTTTTGTTTTGCCCGGTTGCCATAGCACGTGTCATTGTTCAAAAAGTCGGAGAGGAGTTGCGTGAAAAAATCATTTAAGAATTTAGGCAACGAGTAAGCCTGTCGGTCTGTCTTTAATACTTTGGTTGTTAAAAATTCCATGAAATATTTTGCTGAAATGGGCACATCACCTAAATTAACAAAGGCGGATTCCACGACCTTGCCTTTCTTGTTAGCGTTGAGCAGTTCCAACGGGCCCAAGGTTAATCGGTACTTAGCAAAGTTTTCTGCGTATCTTGTATAATCGCGAACCTCTTCTAGCAAGAACTCTTTATATTCTTCGTCTTTCATTTTGTCCATATTTTTAATTTTGTCTGGTAGGCCGGAGAGAGTTTCGCCGATGCATTGCAAGATCACGTCCATCAGATCAGAAACCCAGAAAAAAGTAACTGTTTGAAGGGGGTTTAAAGCAGCTTCAACTTGGCTGGGTGTCGGTACCGTTCCGGTAGAGCCGGACTTGGCCTTAGTATCGTCTCCGGGGTCCGTGGGATCGGTTGTTTTCTTTTTGTCTGATGTGGCCTCGGCGACACCCTTGTCCACCTGCTCATTGATCGACCGTGCTACGGCGCCTGAGCCGGCGCCTCCTGCTTCGGCCGTTTTTACACTGTCAACAAACTTTTTAACCAGCGCTGGGTCGACTTGCTTAATGGGACCTCCTTGCCTATATTTCGATAAATCTTCAATCGGTATCTCCATAAACCTCATTTTTTTATTCTTTAACATGCTTTTCATAAGGTAGCGAAAGTTCTTTATCTTTTCCTCTTCGATTTCTTTGGCAGCGGATTCGGAGTTCTTTATTTCATTAACCTCTTTGCTGTCGCAGTCTTCACTTAGTTTTTTATATCTAACTTTACGAGCTACTTGCTTAATGACTACTTCAGGATTAGTGAAAATGTTAAAGCTCGGGTTATCAAAAAAGTCTTCCACATACGCAAAATAGTTTAAAGTAAATTTAACGCGGCCCATCTCATCAATATCAAAAGTATGCACAGTGGGAGTAAGACTCAGAGTGATACACGAATCATAAACTGCATCTAAAATATTAGGAGTAATTCGGCCGCCGGTTGTGGCCGCCCACGTACCGCGGGATGTTTTGGTAGTTTTGGCAGAAGGGTTTGCCCACCCCAGCACAGCCTTTAAGCGAAAAGTAAGCTTGTCCATATTTTTTTGGACGACCTCTCTTTGTTGGGGGTTTATTTTATTCATATCTCGGGTGGCGCCGTCAGGATCCCATGTCTTCATTGCTAAGTCAATATAGCGATAAGGTACTGGGCTTCCCGGTGGTGCATACGGTCCGTTCTTAGAAGGGTCAACGGTGCCGTTTCTATCCCTTAGCAATTCGGAAAAGTTATTCGCATGAATCACCAATTTGGCTCTAATGCTTTTCTTGATAGACTGAGGATTATTTCCCTCGTACGTACAATTGAAGCTTGATATGCCAACCCCGTGGCCGCGGTTTGCTTTGTTGGTAAGCAAATCTTTAGCGTCTTCTGTGCTATAATGTGAATCAAATTTGACCTCTACTTGCCTTTCATTTTTGCCATTGTCGTCAGCTACCACTTTATAAAGTCGAATCATCGGCTGTAGTGAACTAAGAGCTGCGGTTGGCATATCAAAGAACTCTTCCTTGTGCGCATTTTGTGTTAACTTGTTGATGAGCCCAAAGGGATCCCCCTGTAATTGCACGCATGCATTGCCGGCGGCTGTGTTATCGGGCTTTTTCTTTGGTACGGTAACCTCAAGGCTCTTTTTAACTTGCGACAAGATTGAAATATTGGACAATAAGAAGCATTGTTCTTTAAACTTGATATTGTCGACGCGTGTGTATGCGGCGATTTCTTTGAGGGCTTGAGTTGAGCCAGACAAAAAATTTGTTTCGTCCGCTTTGCTCATTCCGCCCCATGTGCCTGTGTTGTCATCTCGTATTTTGGCAATGACTACTTGGCTGTACTGCTGAGCGAACTGAGCCTGTACGTGGCCGGCTATCCATTTCTTGTAAGCCTCCTCACTGAACGCATTAGGGTCGCATGGGTTAAATCCAGCCTCATCTGGAATGGCGCCTCTCCCGTATGAATCAGCGCCGATGCCGGCTGTATCCTTCTTCCAGATTGCTTCGATAAGATCGTATTTAGGTGAGCCTTCCTCAAATTGTGCCTGCAAATTTTCCCATGCATTCGCATCGTTTGCAACTTCGCTGGTCTTGCCGAGAAGCTCAATCAATGATTTCGATGAGCAGCCGCCATACACCTGCCCGGGCGACAACTGGGCGCCAATGCCTTTTGTAATTTTTGTGTGGAGTTCACGGCCCATGGCGGTACCGTCTTCCGCGTCGGTTTTGATGAGGCCTTCCACCCAGCCTACGTCCCTGTATACGTACTCCGCATAGGAGGTATGATCTTCATCGTCGTAGTCATCGTCGTATTTAGGTATCGGGGCTTCTTCGTCGGCAGTATACTGAGCAAATATATACTCCCCCTTAGCCACGATTTCGTTTTGTATCGGACTGCTGAGGGCAGCATAGGCTTTGTCTGAGTCATTTTTTTTCGCTTTTTGAAACCGGGATGCATGGCCAAGCACGTGCTCAAGGAATTTTTTAGCGTTTTTAGCCATGTTACACTCCTAACGCCGGCAGTACTTCTTCTAAATTCAGGGGAATATAAATCGTAGCTCCCGTGTTTATTTGAGATTCCATACAGTAGCCGTTCCACCATGCGATAACCCACCAATATCGTGTATCGCCATAGTACTGATGAGCTAAATTGTAGAGACGATCTCCGTACTTCCAAATGTGAGAGTTGGTAAGCGTGGCTGCGCGTTGGCTAATTGTGGGATTTCTCAAGGAGAACGTAGCGTATTGCTCGATCTCTTTTAGATCTCGCGACTTACGCAGCGGCTCATAGTATTCTGTGTTGTTGAATATCTTTCGTATTTTATAGTATCTTGATGGCATAAATGTTTTCTTTTGTTCTTGTGGTGTGTCCTCAACCTATGTCGTGATGTCGTGAACCTCTACTGTTGTTCTGTTCCCGCCGCCGCCGGGCTCTCCAGAAATTCCACGGCCGTGGCCTTTTTTGTAATCCTCTGGCAAATCCGAAACGTCTAGATCATCGAGGGCTGCTCCAGCGTCTTTAGAAGCTTGCGTTGCTGGGTCTTCTGGCTTCGCAGCTTCGGCGGCTTCTTGTTCTGTTGTTTCTCCACCGGTACCGGTCGGGAGAGGTGCGTCGGCATCTCCACCAAGAGCGCCTTTGGCGCCATCGGTGGGGCCCGCAGCTGGTTTGGCGGTTGCACTAGCAAGCTGGGCACCATAAGGAAAGTTGGGGGCTGCGAATTCTGGCTGGGCGTTACCGTCTTTCCCGATCCAACCAACTGTATGTTCGTGAATCGGAGCAAAGTCTATAATAATCTCGATACCTTTAGGTAACAACGCTTCTAGCGTTCCTTGTGAGTTCTTTTCTATTGAACCCATGTCTAAGTTATCTATGTTGTGATTGATCGTACAGTTCGTGATGACTCCTAACAAACCTTGGGATGCATCATTCGATGATTTATATGATGAATATGTCTGAGTTGCGTTTTTGGTATTCGGCCCAACTGAACTATCCGTTTTCTGAAGAAGGTTTACGAGCTTGAGGCGCACTAGCGGTGACTGCGCGATAGTCGTAGCGCTCTGTACGTCCGTGTACATTGGATATAAAAACTGAACAAGCTGTTGCGCCTTGGCTAAATTTTCGTACGCTTCTCCGGACGATGCAGCCGGCACCATGAAGGCTATTGCAATCTTACGCTGAGTTTGTTTAAACATGTAGATAGGATCAGCGCGGCCATATACTGTTTCGCCCGACCAATCAGATGCGTAAGTCTCGTTAAATGTGTTGATAAACGCCTTAAAGAACAATTCTTTGCCTGACGGCATATGCATAAAGGATATGACAGCGCCGCCGTTGCCGCGCGCATCTCCACCATCAACATAGGGAGAACCTTTGCTAGCATCGTATCCAAGATTATAGTCTTTGTAATTAAAACTTTTTGGGTCAGTACCCATTTTCTATCTCCTTGCTGATAATTAGGCGTTAGCCACTTTTACTTCTCCACCGACCACATCGATGACGAAGTTTTTCAGTGTGTCGTTGGTGTCGCCCAACTTAATTACTAATGGTGCTTGAATCTTCGTTGCGCCTTGGCTACCATCACTCTGTTTTTGGCCGGCTTGCATTGCGGCTGTCACACCGCCGCCTACTGCGCCGGCCATCAACGTTGCGGGCGCTAACGCTGCGCCGACTGCGGCGCCGGCCACAACAGTTGTTGCCAGCACTGCTTCTAAAAGTAGTGTCTTTTTCAGATCCATCTGTTCGATGGTGTTGCCCAGCAGTCGGATGGAGTCCGTGATGTCATCAATATATGTAACTTGAAAATCTTCGAATGTCTTCATAAAGCTGGTAATATCTCCTAGCTTATTAAAGTTCATTAGCTTAAGGGCTATGCTGAGGCCGGCCATGGCTATCCCCAGTGCTCCCAGAGCAATGCCGGCCGCGGCCATCAAGGGGGCGCCGTATATGAGTATTCCAAAGAACAAACTAAGTGCAAGAAGTTTGGGTACTTCGATGACACCGAACATCGAGGTCAGGCCCTCTGCCATAAATCCAACGCCGGCTGCAGCTATACCAATTCCTGCGCCAACCATAAAGATGGAGGCTCCAATAGATATCAAGACCGCAGCAAAAACGGCCATACCGATCATCACTGGGGGTGCTGCAAGAGTTGCTCCTAAGACACCCAATCCGGCGGCCATAAACTTCGCCCCGATGGCAAGTCCAATAAGAATAATACCCATGCCCGCCATCTGCGTGTTATCAAGCTGAGAGAATCCTAATGCCATGATCCCCAAACCGATTCCAATCATCAATATCGCTGCGCCGAACGCTAGAAGTGTCGGGATCATTGTGGATTTCGCTGCAGTAGCGGCCGTGGCGGCGCCGGTGTTCGTGCCGACTGCCGTTGTATTAGCGCCTTGGGCGATTGTGTTCAGCCCCACGGCAGTTGTGTCTGCTGATTTGGTGAGTGTATTTTTTGCGGTTGACATTGCATTCAATTCTTCGGCGGCCGTATTGGTTGTTGTGGCAGTGGTCGCTGCCCATGTTGCATAGGAGTTGAGCAATGTAAAGAATGTGTTCGCAATCATGGCCAGCTTGATGAGGCCGAAGATACCCAGCGCTAATCCCAAATAGTATTTGTTCTCAATGATGGCTCCAGTGAATTTGGTCAAGATCTCGACAGTGGGGAGGATTGCCGTGCTGAAATCGGCCAAAAGGTTTTTGTATGAGTCCATCACACCCTGTGCCGCGGCGGCGCGCTTCTTCTGTTCGATTAAACTTTCGGCACTTTCGTTAGTTGCCCCGCCCAATGAATCCATATCTCCAGACAGCATCATAGCCAACTCGCCAACGTCTTTAAGTCCCAGTGTGTCTTTATAGAAGTTCTTCTGGTAATAGCTCATGTCGTCGAACGATAGGCCGGCGTCGAGGATCGAATCTCGAATCATTCCGAATCGTTCAGCGGGGTCTGTCGCCATCATTAGATCCATCGCGTTAACCATATTTCCGCCCAAGGCTGCATTTAGCTTCCCGGCTTGTTCGGCTGCACCCTCAAAAGTGTCAAACTTGTTGGTGATAGCTAAGACCTTTTCCATTTCCATGCCAGTAATTTTTTGAATGTGGGCAAGGTCCTTGAAGGCTTTTACACCCTGAGAACCAAACTTGGCTAAGGAGCCGCCCATTTTTGCATATTGTGCTGCGAATTGTCCCTGTTCTATGCCTAGCGCCCGGGCGGTGGAGGCCAGTTCGCCTTGGGTTTGGATGGCTTGGATCGAGCCTTGGTTGGCAAACTTCATACTGTTCTGGACGCCCTGTGCATAGTCGCCGTATGCTACCCCAAGCTCACCGGCCAGAGAGGCAGACGTCACCAAAGCATCCTGCTCTGATTTGTTCATCAATGTAAAGTCGGTGGTAGTCTTGATTAAAGCATTCTGAGCCTCAGCGGCATTCGTCATGGTGACACCATAGGCTCGGAGTGACTGAGTGGTGCTGGTAATGCGCGACTCGTAGGCGTCTCCAAGCTGCATGTTTTTGCGAAAATCAGCAAACACTTTGTCTGCCTCTTTAATCTGTTCGATCATGGCTGAGAAGGCCGACGTTAAGATGCCATCGCCCATAGCGGAGATCTTATTAAGTGCAAGCTGTGCTTTTTGTTTGCCTTTTATCGCTACTATGGCCTGTGCTGCAGCTGCGGTGAACTTTTTCTCAAGCGGGGATGCGGCGCCGAGGGAGCTATTTACCTTTTCATGAGCCTCCCTGAGAGCAGTTACTGCATTCAGCTGTTTATCAAGCTCTGCAAGCGTACCGCCGGCGAGTTCGAGGGTCTTTTTTTCTTCGTCTGTCAGTTCTTTTTGTGAGATGAGCTTTTGGCGAATAACCTCTAGAATCTTTTCTTCTCTTTCTAAGCGAACTTGAGCTAAAAGGCGTGATCTTTCAGACGTCGCATATCTTTCTTTGTCTGTCGCTAGCGCTTGTTCTAATATTTCTGCTTCAGATTTAAGTTTATCGATCTTCTCCTGTGATCTGGCGATAGTGTCTTTTTCAATCTTTGCTCGTTCTTTGAGAATGTCATTAATAGCCTGAGCTTTAGTGCGACCCTCCTCCATGAGTCTATTGATTTCTGTTAATTCTGCAGGGGTATATTTACTTTCGTCGCCAGCCATGAGAGTTTTCCCTTTTTTCTAGAAATAATTAGTTATGTACCAAAAAAGGTGAGGCTTTTAACCTCACCCTCCGGCGCCGGGCCAGCCGCGGGGGGCTCCCGGTTGATTTTGAGCAGACAAAGTTTGCGTATTACTGCCGCCTTGACCCTTTGAGGCTTTTTGCATTGCCTCAGCTTCATCTTTCAGTTGCTTCATAAGTCGTTTAACAAACCACTCGCGTAAACCAATTGGAAGATTGTAAGCTTCGGAAAATGACCAGCCTCCTGAATATTTTAAGAAGAAAAACTGCTCATATATGTGTTCCGAGTACTCATCGGTCAGGCCAAAAAAAGTCCGCAGTGAGCGGAACCTCCAGTTCCTGCGCATGATCACACTCATTGCACTCAAAATGCTGATTCATGTCGAGATTCGGTGCCGCCATTTTAAAGACGAGCCGAAGGTGACGAGCATCCTGAGAAGGCATGTTCTCTACAAGATAGTTAATAGATTTCTGTGTCTCATCTCCATTAACTGCGTTGATAATGAGCTTGAGTTGTCGCGTTACTGCGTTTTCATCTCGCCGGTTCTTACGTGCAGTCTCCATTTGATTCATAAGAGACTTTTCGTCGCCGCCGGTGAGAAGTCGATAAACAACTTCAACTTTTGTTTGAGGAAGAATCGTTGTAAACGTTCCGTCTCCGTTGTCTGTTGCCTCATCGGCACTCAAGCCCGCGCCGGCGTACGTTTCAATCTCATTCAAATCAAAAGAATACTCTTGATTAGCGCCACAAGCAGGGCATCCGATTTTGGTTACGTAATCGTTGCCGTAACCGGAAATGCGTGTAGCCACAAGCACAGCGTTTCTATCGCCGACTAGCAACTGGGAAGGGTTTATGGTCTTGTTCACGATGACACTCTGTAAAAGCCGATCAAGGGCGATGCCCTTCTTTAGCAGCGAGCGCGACGTGAGTAAGTCCTCTTCTTTCGCGGTCATTTGTTTGATCTCAATTGTAGACACCCCATGTAGGGGGTGTCCTTCTGGGTAAAATTTGCCCCCAGATGGTAGCTCAACGAAATCGGTCGGGACAACAAATGAAAATCCGTCCGAGTTACCGTCTTGCATAAGTGGCGCGGGGGGAGTGCTGTCAGTGTTACTGTGCGTTCCCATACGCTCTTTGTTTCTAGCCAATGTTCACCTCGTTATTTGCTATGTTAAATCTTGAAGAACTCAGAACCGCCGGAAGTCTTAAGGGCGGAACCATCTGTGTTCTCGGTTTTGAGCATGGCCCAGTCATACTTGAGGGTCAGTGCAACTTCAGTTAAGTCGTCACCGCCATACTCCAAATCTCCGTACTTGACTTCAGAGAGCCAAGAGTTATAAAGTGTCCACTTCTCAAGAGAGTTGCCATCCGAATCAATTTGTGTTACGGTAACGGCACCAAGCGCAGTAGAGGCCTTAGCCTTCGACATTGTAGCCCACTCGTTAACGTTGGGGGGCGGTGTATAACCTGCCTGAACAACAATGTCCGAGAAGGTAGCCGCAACGTCTGGATCGACGGGGTCTACTAAGGTAATACTCACATCTTGCCATGTCACCGAACCGGGGTAAAAGAACGTATGGTTAAGGTACTTGTGCTCTGCGGCGCCGATTTGGAACGAAGGCTTAGATGCTGCCTTAGCGTACCATGCGGTTGCGTTCTCGCCAGAGATACCGTCAAAGTTTACAATAAATCTAAATTTTCTTTTGGGGTCTCTTAAAGTAGCGTCTTCGCTATGATTTTTTGTCCAGAATGGCATAGTATGGGAACTCCTGTAGTGTTTCTAACTTTAATTAGTGTGCCGGGGCGAAATCGCCCCCTTTCTTTTAGTCATCAAATGATGCGCCGGTAGACATAATCACGAAGTCAATCGCGATGTATTCGATGGCGCGTGCGGGCTTGACCATGATCTTCGCATAGAGAATGTTTTGATCAATCAAGTCCGGTGTGGTCGTACTCTCATCAAGAATCAGGCGATAATCGGTGATGCCGAAATCAACCTTGACATTGGCAAGGAACGGCTCAATAAGGTTAATGAATCGACTCCATGTGGCCTGTACGTTTTGCTCAAACAACACCTGTGTGGAGAGAACCGAAATCTGCTTCTTGAGATAGATAACGAGTCGTCGCACGTTGATGCGGTCGAGAGCGGACTGGCGCTCTTGGAGTGTCTTCTGTCCGAAGACAACGATTCCACTGGAGGGGAACGAAGCAATCGGGTTGATTCGTGCCTCATAGAGAGTGTCGCGGTCCTTGGAAGACAGTCGCTCGGTCACGTTTGTAACCGGGATGCCTGCAGCACCGTCGGTGAGACCACCGCGGTTGAATCCGGCCGGAGCAAACCATGCAGCCGACTTGGCTTCAGAGCTTGCAAGAACGCCCAACATAACAACACTGGGTGGGACCCACAGCAAACGGCCGGTGGACTCATCGCGAGTCTGAACCCATGGGTAGTAGGTTGCACCATAGCTGGTGTCAAGCCTTCTGTCCTTGAGGGAGCTGGCGGCTGTTGTCGGGGTTGTGCCAATGCGACTTGTTTTGTCAGAGTAGTATCGCTCCGAAGAGGGAATGTACACGTCTGCCAAGTCGATAAGGGCCATGGCGTCGGCGCGCTCGGAACACACATTCAACATGTGAGTGGTGAGCGTATCTTGGGTAAGACCCGGCGTTGCCAGAAGGTTCATATTAATGTACTCTGGATCGGCAACCGTGTCAATTGCGCGCTTGTACGTGTGGAAGGCGTAAGATGTATCTTCCGTTGCTGCTGCGGCGATGCCTCGGTTGTACATCGGGTCAGGCTTCATAATGTCAAAGCCATCGAAACCACCCCAGAACGGTGCCGTGAAGCGGTTATAGCCGGCATCCAACAGTGTCGTGTAGGTGTTCGACCCGCGTGCCGATGTGCTTAGGCCGGTCTTACGAGAACCAGAAGCGTATGTCTGCACACTGTCACTTGAGGAACTCACATTATCCATCGTAAAGATGTATGAGTAACCTTCAATAGCAGAAGATGCGGACACGTTATAGCTAGCTGCTGTAGTGTCAACTGGAACTCCAGAGGTGCTGCCTAAGTTGGCATACCATAAGCGCTGCGGATCTGCAACGCTTGCGTCGGGGCGCGTAGACGTCGAGGTGCGTGTGACCTCGAAACCGAAGTAAGCTTTGGTGGGATCCGAGAGACTTCCATCTGTCGCCTTGGAGCGCAAGCGCACCGAAGGGAAGAAGAAGGTTGCGCGGGCGGAGGCGCCGAACGACGAGGAGATCATCGGAACTCCTGCAGTATTGCTGTAGCCCGGGGTACCCTTTCCAACTCGGATGAATCTTTGCAAAAGCTGATTTCCGTTTGACGATACGCATGGAATTGGTTCCGAGATGTCTCGGAGCTTGGGAGGCCCATAATAGCCGAATGGCAGAAGGATTGGGTCTGTTGCGCCAGCCTCTACGTCCGCATTCATTTCAACTCGGACAAATTTAGACAAGTTATCAAAATCGCCATAAGTCTTAAGTGTGCGCGAAGTGGAATCCCAGCGATCAAACTTATCGCCAATCTTACGAGCTACGTAATTGGGTGAAGAGGGGTCAAGTGTCAGGTTATCATAACGCTCCATAACGACCACATTACTGTCGGTGTCCGAGAGTTGTCTGAGAACAATCGAGAATGTTCCATAATCAGTAGTGGTGGTGTTGGACTGGCGAACCTTCTCAATAGATACCTTAAGGTTCCTGTTGATCCATTCGCCATGGCCGCGGCCAATAAGGCGGAACAGCTTCACGGCTGATGCCGGATTATAAGACGCATAGTTTCCGAGATCCTGACCAATGAACCAGCCAGCTACAGCTTCCTGAGATGGAATTCCCTTCATTCTGTGTGGACCGATAGTTTCAGCGGAGCCCGAGGCCAAGCCGGCAATGAAGCCAACAAGCTTGGTGCTGCCACCGCCTGTAAGAGAGCGCTCGCGCAGTTCCTGCTCGAAAGACTCACCAAGCCAGTAGTAGTTGTAAGAAGCCGACGGATAGAAGTCCCCCTTATCGGAAGTCAATTGGGGGTTTGTGTTCAGACGCTTGCGAATAAACAACTCGGAAGTGTCATTAAAGTTGACGGAATAAACCTTTTCGCCTTCGGCGAGGTTGCGGAGACAAAGCTTGAAGTTACCATTTGAATCGCTCTCGACCAATGTCGAAGAAGCACAAACAGTGAAGCCGCTGCCGCTGCCGTGGGCGATGGTTCCGGATAGCATCACGGAGCCGCTCTGTGCATAGATGATGGCTCCCAGCTGCAGGCCGTAAGTCGAGCCGGTCAGAAGGCCGTTAGAAGAAGAAGGGGCCACGAAGAATCCGTAAGCGCCGCCATCCGAACCCGTAACCGGGACACCAGTGGTCTTCCAGCCTGATTGGGCATCTGCAGTGCCATCGTTAGTGGTGGTCTGTTGGCCAAGGAGGCGCATGTATGTAAGAGGAGCCACGTTTGCGCGAAGGAATGCCTTGGCGGCGTAGGTGCCGTACATCGGGGACTGTTTGTTGCCGTTGCGGTAAATGTCACCACCGCCGTTACCGGGAACTGTGTCGCCGAACATCTCCACAAACTTGGAGTAAGACTCTACCGTGACCGGCGTCATTGCAAGGCCACGTTGGGAGCGGCCGATGACTACCGGTCCGATTGCATCTGCCGATTTCGGGATAAACGAGTTATCAATCTCATGGATAAATACCCCCGGAGATACAAATTTAAAACTTTTTACTGACATTATTGGTTCCTCTCTTTAAAAATAGAATTAATTGGTGTCACAATCATACTTTAAATAGTATTTTGGATTTCAAAAGTCTTCAGGAAGTCCAATAAAATCTAACTTTGACTTCAGGAACTGATGTTGAAGTAGCCTTCTTCGTCTTCTGGGACAATCCCTTCTTGTGGCCATGTTATCTCTACAACGTTTTCATCTACTCTTACCAAAGGCCTATCATCGTTTTCGCCTTCGCCTATCAAGTAGCCCAGAATTTTAATTGAGATATCCGAGTTAAACATGCGAATTTCTTCATCAAGATTGCTGACATTGTTATTGTGTGTGAAGGTTTGATCGATGAACACCTCATAACGATGGCCGGCCTCTTTAAGTACAAAAGAGTTAATTTGACCTGTGCGTGTCATGAAAGGCTGCAGCAAGCTGTTCATTTGCTGTTGATATTCTGTCTTGATCGTAATCTTATATTCAACATTCACGTAAATCGGAATAGGAATGGACAAGCTCCTGACCACAATCTTCTTATTCTGGCGTGGATAGTAGCGTTGTTCTGTGCCACCGGTGTAGTTCCCCCGGCGCTCGTTACCCACTACAGCAAAGTTTCTTGTCTTGTCTTCTACTATCTGCTTCGCAATAACCCAGCGACCTGTGCGTCCATTGTGTCTTTTAGAATATATCTGCGCCTGAAAGGAGCCTTTGCGTTGTGGGTCTTTTACTATGTTTGTACGCTCGACACTAATAAGGGGCAGGATGAGAGCACCGTTGCTATCTCGCAGGGCTTTATCGTGCTTTACTTGATAAGCTCGCTCCGGGGCCTGCCAAAGAACCGGGACACGCTTCCAGCCTTCGTTTGTGGATGCACCCAGCTCAAGATCATTCTTGAGCCACGAGACCAAAGACCGATCAATCGTCTCTATAGTAGACGAGAGCATTCCAATCTCGCGGAGAGCTAATTCTTCTCCGGGTGGAATCATTGCAAAATCAAAATCATCAGGAAGCATCGAATAAACCCTTTCTTGCTCTGCGGCATCGAGCGGCGATTTCAAACGAGTGGTCAATTTGCCCAAACAAAAGTTTCGGCTCCACCAGTTTAACTATCTCATAGTAATTATCACCATATAATACAAAGTCACCTTCACGTACATACATGTTTTGATCTTGTTCAAGTCTGCGCTTGTGAAAATGGATGTTAATCTCCCAACTTTTATCTACGCCGGCGCCTTCCATGTAATCTGTGGAGAAGTCAGTGAACTCTACAAGTGCATATACGCGAACAGGGGGCAGGTATGTCTTTTCTATAGCCTCACCATAAAGATCATTGAAGTTTGTGCGATCCATATCAATGGGATAGTATAGGATTTGCTGCCCAATAACCTTCTCAATAAGCTCATCATTGACTTGCTTAACAAGATCTCGCTCCTTCTTTCCTAAAAAGAGAGGAGGGGGTGGTGCTGCTGGTCTACTCCATTTGTTGTCTTCTGACATCGATCATATTATCCTACAAAGATTGGCAAGGGGGAATTCTTCAAAGCCTGAACTGCAGCGTCTGTCATCTCGGCATCGGTCTTGGCCAACTCGTTGTAGTTCATCCTGTCAAGGATTTCTATCAACTTATCTCTTAGTTGCTGCTGCTCGTCCTTTGCTTGCGATAAAAGTTCTGCGTGATTTAAGGTGACACTTTCCCCGGGAATTGGCACCGATGTAAATTTACCGCGAATCTGGCCAAGCATTTCTTTACAGACTGCTAACGCATACTTGCGGATCCACTGTTTTCCTATTGCATTGATGTTCTTATAAGGCAAGTTATCAAATGGAACCGAGTTCGGGTTGTTGATTCCGTCTCTGCCGTCATCATAGCCGCTATTGTTGTCCCACGCATTCTGGTTGTCAATGTAAAAGTTAACCCAAATGCGATCATTGAACCCGTCTCCAATCGAGTACGGAGTGGGGAAAAGGCGCAGCTTGTTATCTTTTATCTCATAAGAATAATGGGAAGTCCGAGTGTATAGCGAATCTTCATACATAATTGCCTGCATCTTGTTCTGCCATGTCGGAATAATTTCAAATGTGGAATCATCTGAAAACTGACCGTACGTCGAATAGTTTCCCACGACACCAATACCGCCATAATAGCCGTAGAAGCGCCACATAGCCATTGGGGACTTGTAAAAAACTTTAGTGATGACAACACGCTTGTTGCCAACTTCGCCGGCAAAGGGCACCGCCTTATCGGCGTCGTTCGTACCATCAGCAGACGACGCAGAAATGATGTTTTGAAGATCATAATCCTGCTGGTTCCGCTTTGTCGCAAAAGAAGCAGAGTAAATAGGCACCGTGCCGCCGTAGCCGCCGGCGGTTGCAACTGCATCACCTATCTTACGTGCTTGAGCAAACTGGAACCGGGGGTATTTAAGATTCACGTTTTCTGGACCGGTCAGGCGTTCGCCTAAATGATCAAACGTGCCTGTCTGTTGGCCCAGAACGTCCGACATAATGTTTTCGCTCTGGTGCAAGTTTATAATGTATGAATATTCTAGTACAGCTTCTTCGTATGCTGCATAAACATTGGCCGGCGTTAGCTCGATGTCCACCACNTCACCACCAAGTTTTTTATATACGTAATTTACCTGAAGAGATGCTCCGCTTAGAAAGTCGGAAGATCCTGTGTAAATTCCATACGGAACAGCGGCCGCAACAAGGGCTGCAGAACCGGTTGAGGTGAGCACAATTGCGCTAGTTTGAGACTTTGGGCTAAGATTGGTGGGCATTCAAATAGTTTCCTTCGCAATAATTAGTGAACTGCGAGACAAAACTCCACCTATAATACCGCGCGCACTATAAAGAAAAGCCTTTATGCTGATGCTTCTGAAGAAGTCTTCTTTTTTGTTTTCTTCTTGCGGGTTGTTCTTGTCGTAGTGGGGCGCTTCTTGGTGGTTGTAGTCTTAACCTTGGTCTCTGACTTAACAACAGGGGCCTTTATTGTAACTTCCGGTGCGTGCGCAGTCATTACGACTTCTTGTGCCGGCGGTGCCGGTGGTGCGAGTACGACTTTTGGCGCTAGCTCAACTTTCGTTTCAATCTTCGCAACCGGTGCCGATGGCGCGGTGTTGACGACTGTTTCTGTCTGGCTGTTCAAAAGCGCCATCCGGGGATGTGCACTGTGCTTAATGCCAAACTTGGCCTGTGCACTTCTTAATCTTCGTTTTTTACCCATGTTAACTCCTACTATGGTGTGTAAGTAAATAGTGCTGTTCTCAACAAAAGGAAAACCCCCCAATCCAAAAAGGAAAGGGGGGAGGTAAAAATATAAAAATATATTTTAAGATTTAGACAATTGCATTAATGAATGCGATGTCACACTTAGAATCAAGAATTAACCAGCGACGGGCGCCGACGGTTGCATCGACGCACACTATATGAAACATTGAACCTCTTTTGGCTGCATCATCAAATCCTAAGATTTTGTGCGAGTGGTACGCAGTAGTGTTTGACGAAGCTAAGAGAGCAATGGCAAAACCTTCGATTTTGTTGTCAGTTCCGCTATCTACCACCACCTGTGCTGCGGCGTTATTATTAACAGCAAGACAGAATGTAAGTTCTGCGCCAACTGTTGGATCAGTTGGAAGCGTTATTGTAAAGTTTGCTGCAGCAGCTCCATTGAGCAAGATTACCTTGCCATAGTCGGCTGCTGTAAGTGTTGTGTTTGCGGTGAGTGCACTGCGGACATGCGCATAGCGCGGCCCAAGTTGGTTTGCGTTTTCGTTAATCAGGCTACGAATTCGTGCCCAACCTACTCTTTTGGTTCCCATAATATATTTCTCCTTATATGAATATTAATTAGGTCAATTAA